AGTACCTTGCGCTGCTGTAGCGTAATCTGAAGAATCAAAAGCTTTAACTTGTGCTAGGTTAGTAACCTCAGAGTCCATTAAAGCACCAGCAGCAGTTACGTTTGTTGTATCTGTTACATCAGCGTTAGTCTCAACAGTGTCTAGCTTAGTACCATCTGTAGCTACATCACGGCCATCAACTGTGCCGCCAACTACAATATTACTTGCAACAGTCAGTGTAGAGGCCATGTCCACAGCACCGTCTATATCTACAACATCTAGGTTTGTAGTACCATCTACATCTAGGTCGCCATTGAAATCTACGTTGCCTGCAACAGCTAAAGTTGTAGCCATATCTACTGCGCCGTCGATATCAACAACATCTAAGTTAGTTGTTCCTGCTACGTCTAAAGCGCCATCAATATCTACTGCGCCTGAGAAGTCGCCTGTAGCCGCATCAAGCTCACCGCTCAATGTAATGTTGGTAGCTCCAGTAACTGCACCATTAAGTGCTACAGCACCATTAATGTCTATAGTAGTTGCGGCTATTTGAATCTCAGTGTCTGCAACAATATCTAGTTGTCCGTCAGCACTAGAGTTAATGTAAATTGCGGCATCGCGGAACTGAACCTTGTCGGTTGTGGTCAACTCTACATCTGTACCGCCAGATGTGTTACTCAATGCTAAAATCTCTGCGAATGTATCAACAGTATCTTGCTGTGCGTCTACATAGGCTTTAATGCTCTGTTGAGTTGCAAGGGCTGTCGCACTGTCGCCTGACAGATCGTCTTGGTCTAGGATGTCTGTGACTGTAACTGATCCTGTGCCAGATAAACCGTCAAACTCTACAATGCCGTCAACATCTACGTTACCTGTTACAGTTATATTTCCACCAACTGTGAGGTTTCCTGTAGCTGTAAGACTATCAATGTAAGCGTCTTTAAAACGTAAAGCATTTGTACCCAAATCTACATCGCTGTCGGTTACTGGATATACTACGCCGTCTTCAATGCGTACTTGCTCAACGGCGCTACCGCCCACTTCTACAAAGACGCTCCAACGGTTGTTAGAACTATCAACAACTATCTTGTTTAAAAAGTCTTGATCTCCAATGATTTCAATGTTGCCGCCCTCTCCTGAGCCTCCATCGTGTTGGTGTCCTGTAGTGCCAGAAGCCGCATACGAAAACGCAGTAACTAATTGATTGTATTCTGCGTTAAAAAGTGAAGCTGTAATCGTATCGCCATCGGTAAGCGTACTTTGTCTAGTGTAACTTGTTCCTGCCATTTGGGTTATCTCCTACCTGATGGGACGTAATTTATGTAGATGCCGTTAATTGCATAAGGCGGCTTTTGATCTGTGCTGCGTATTCGTAAATTGCAAACACTTCCACTTCCTTGAACAGCTTGACGAAGCATTGGGTCAGTGCTTGCGCCAAATACAGCCGTTCCAAATACTGCATCTCCAAAAAGAGAAGGTGTCGGTATGTTGTCTAAAACATACTCTGGCGGCTGTGGTATTGTTGTATCTTCGTAGTCATATCTAATTTTTAATGTAGGTGACGCTTCGCCTTCTGGAGTTACAGAAATCTTAACATAATGTAAAGTTTTTCTAGTGCCTACATCTCCAAAGTCATAGTGCGGAGTAAGATACTGAGCGTCAATATCTAAAGCCGTGCCGCCTGTTAAAAAACTATTGCCAGTATTATGATTATAAATATAACCTTGGCTGTCTCCGTGATAGAGTTTTTCAACACCTGTAGCTTCAAAGCCAGAAGCAAAGCCAGTAGCTTGTATTCCAAGAGTTTCAGACCATTCAAAGCCGTTAGCTGTTAGTGTACCAATAATTCCTTTAGCAGATGCAGTAGACCCGCCGTCTGTATTATAAAATAATCTGTACTGCGACTTGCTTCTTAGGACTGCGCTTGTAATAGTAAAAGAATTTATGCCGTGAGCAACAGTAGAAATAATAGATTGTATTTGACGACTAACTGATCCTAATTCAACGTCACCAATTCTTGATGTACCCGCAACAGAACGTATACCGTCTGGGCTAAGGAACACTAAGTCACCACCAATTTCTTGAATGCTATGTGAACTCAAGCAACCTACGTTCTGTGTAACAGGTACAATAGCAATGTTACTAGAATCATTAATGTTTATAAGCTTGTGTAAACTATTACGGCAGAAAATAATTAAGTCGCCACGAAAGCTTTTAAGTCCTATAACTTGATCAGACAGCTTAATGCTTCCCGATCCTGAACCTGAAAAGTTTTCAGGCTCAAAGTTGTGGCTATAATATATAGTATCTTTAGCCGCGTCTGCTCCCGCAACTACTAAGTGATGATCGTGCACTGCACATACTGTTGGGGCTGTTGTGCCGCTTACTGTTATTTCTTCTGCAAAGAATGTGCGAGTAGTTAAAGCTCCAGAGCCTTCCATGTGAAAGTAAAAAGGCTTGTTGACACCATCACAAATAATAATTTGACCATAGTCTGTGTTGCCTTCGTAGACTGCAAAACTTGACTGTCCTTGACTTGTCCGTGCGGCTAAACCTCTCCCAATAAATGTTGAGTAGTTGTCCCCACTTGAGTGTACAGATGCTCTATTGATTTGTAGCCAAGCATTTTCACCGTCAGGGCTAAAGAAAATACCATCGCCCGAACAAGCTATAAGGCCATCAGCATATACTGCAAGCCCTAGTATTTCATTAGAGCCATTAGGACGAGTATCACCAAAGGCTGTATAGCCGTTTATGCGGCGATAGCCTCCGTCTGGATCAACTTCAAAGTTTACAAGCTTTGTAGCTAATCCCGGCTGTCCAAGCATTTCAAGTTGGTTTAGGTTAGTATTTAACCCACCTTTACATGAAACACCATAGGGTTGCGAAGCGGCCATATTATACGAATCTCATTCGGTCATCTTTGATATAAGTGGGCGTAGGCTCTAAAAGGTTAGAACGCATACTGCGTAATCCTTTCTTAAAATCTTCTAATGCAAACGCCGCCGCTTGTGGGTTATCTTTAAACTGCCAGATATAGTATCGGGCTTTAGCTAGTAATACAGATGTATACATTTCAGGGAACACTACAGTGTCTCCGTGAGCTACAAGGTTTGTGGGTAGGCTCCAAGCATAGAACCATACGCGATATGTTTTATCTGGGATAGGGCTTAGTCCAAACTTTCGTGAGTCTGGGCTTCGGATGACGTTGCTAGGCTCACCGTATTGTTGTGTGTCAGCATCGTCTAAATTTTCTGAAATTCTTCGGTAGTCCTTCCACGCCTCTGTAGTCATGAAGCGAAGGTTGCGCGAAACATAAGGAGCAGTTTCTCCGTCTACACCTACAGTAGTAATATAAAAATTATCCCAATCTATTGATCCGTAGTCCGTAGTAATACTAGAACTAGCGGGTTTTAATTCGTAAAAACGTGTACCTGCGGTTGTCTCGACATATACGTTTCCATACATCGGGTCTACGTCACCGCTTTCAGCAACAGCTAAGTACGGCCACTGCGGTTCTTCGTTAATGATATCAAAGTATGCACGATTAAGTGAGTCTTTAACATGTTGCTGTACACCAACCGCACTTGTAAATGTTGCGCTTGTTAACGTAACTTCATTAAGTTCTCGTAACAGTTCGTTAGTTAAATCAAGATAAGTTGATGACATATGTTATTGCGCCTTTGATTCTGTTTTAGTGTCTGGTTTATTAAAAATTCTGTCCCAGTTGTCTTCATACTTCTTTTTGTTTTCGGGCTTATACCAACTTCCTGTATCGCCTAATATCTTTCCTCTCTTTTTGCCTCTCATCATTATAGGCTTTTCATTACTTCCAATAATTGCCATGTTGCCTCTCAAAGATCAGAGGGGCTTTGACACCCCTCGTCTCTAATTGCTTACTTAGTCAATACCGTAGAACGCAGATACTAATGCGTCTGGGCGTAGAACCTTAGCACCATATACGTGCAGTCCACGACAGATGTCACCAAAGCTGTCTGGGTCGCGTAGGACTTCAGTGCTTGTGATGGTCTGTGCAGTTGCAGTAGAGCTAATGTGTCCACATACTACTTGACCTGCCGCGTTAGTTGTAGCGGCAATGTTGTTAGACTTGTACATGTCAAATCCACGTAGCTTGCCAGAAGATACCAATCCGTTGCGGATAGAACCTTGTCCGGCGTTGAAATCAACAGACATCAACTTAGAGCTAGACTGAGATAGTTGCTCGTAAAAACTAGGTGGAGCCAAGAACCAACGACCTTCTTCTGGGATGTTCTGCTCGTCAAGAAGACGCGCCATGTGAGCCATCACATCTAAAGGATCATGTTCGGTAGAGCCAGAACCAATGTCCAAGTTACCAGTGCCGTCAAAAGTTCCTGCGGCTAGGTCAGTAGCACTGTCGCTACCAAGGATGTGGTTAGGGCTTGAAGCTGAAACGCCTGCAATAATCTTAGCAATTACGCCTGCATCAAATGCGTCACGCAATGCGTAAGCGGCAGATGAAGATGCAACCTCTTTGAAGTTTACGTGAGACATAGCAGTTTCAATATCATCAACTTTGAATTTAAATGCGTTAGCCACATCTACAATCAAAGTAGTTTCAACGTCAGTTAGCTTAGTCTGAGTTACGTCAGCGCCACGCTCATACTGATAAACAGTGATTTCTGGCTCTTTGATGATCTTTACAGAATCACCGAAACCTGAGATTTCGCCTGCATAGTCAGTGTTGGTAATTGCTTCAGCTACCGATGCTTTCCGGAAGAAGTTAAGAACCTTCTTAGAAAAGATTGAGGGCATGAAGAAGCTGTTAGTTTGACCGGAAATTGAGTTAGCAAAGTTACCGTTGGTATCTGTGCTTTGCTCAAATAGTTGGTCTGATTGGTTATAAGCCATGTTATGTTACTCCTAAAAAAGACAATTTAATTTAATCTACTATTCTGCCTTCCATTATGGCTTGATCAATCTCACTTTCATATTTGTCGAATTGAGCCATAGACAGTTTAGCAATTTCCCGTTGTGACCAAATCTTTGGTTCTTTAGCATTTATTTGTGTTGTCCGTGTGGACACCATATCTGCCGCTGAAGATTTGGGGGCTTGTGATTTCTTTGTCTTTTGCTCTTTTACAATCTTGATACCATTTTCCATTTTATAAAGATCAATAGCTTTAACTGCTAATGAAACATTATCTGGGTTTTCATAAATCCAACCTTGAATTGCTTCAGGTTGTTCTTTAGCCCAATCATGAAACTTTTCGTCTCCGCGTATATCCTCAAAATCAGGATGGCGCGAACGTAGTGTAGCTTCAGCTTCTTTACGTTGGATGGCGGCTTCTCGTTCTTCGATAACAGACATCTTAGTTTTTAAAGCTTCTAGTTGTTGTTCACTTTGTAAGTGTGCAACAGTTTCTACAGTTTCATATAGATCAGGATATTGCTCTCTAAAGTTTTCAAGGTCTTCAGTTGACTTAGGCGGGGCATACGCAGGTTGCGTCTCTTGTGCCATCGCGGTAAGTTCTAATTCCTTTTGCTTAAAAGAAGCTATCTTCTGATCATAGTGTTTCTTTAGGTCATCGTATCGCTTTTTATAATTTGTTCTTCCTTTGGTTTCTTTCTCTTCTGGTTCAGGGGCCGCTTCTTCGCGGGTAGCCTGTGAGGGTTCTTCAAAGAAAAGCGTATCTGCTTTACCTCTACTTGGTTCATCTGGCGTGTGCCAAGACTTCTTAGAGTTATACGGATTCGCAGTTGGTTCTTCAAGTTGTTCAGTTGCATTGGACATAATAATCACACTCCTTTTGGGGCTTGTCAGTCTTTCAAGGTGGCTGTGCTGTTCGCGTTTACAGTACAGGGTCTTGATACTTCAAGGTGGCCTCTAGGTAAAAAAAAATGATAAGGGGTCTAGTTAAAGAGTGGCCTTATCGGGGTCTAACACTTGGCATCTGATTAGAAGCAATCATCATATTGTTGATTTCTTCGTCTTCTTGACGCTCATCCATAGGGATGTCATCTACCATGCCGCCAAATGCTTTCTTCATTAAACCACCGTCATAGGCTTTCTCAGCTTCGTCCATCATAGTTTGTAGCTGATCCGCACCTAATTGATCGGTGGCTTTTTTGGTGAAAACAAATTCACCGTCCGATAACCTTGCGGGAATCGAATCTGATGTGCCGTCTCCGGGGCCTTCTACAGCTCCTTCGCCAGCAAATTCTCCTGCAACATCCATAACCTTATCAAAGATGCTGCTTAGGCGTTCATCACCTTCTAGAATGCCCATTAAATATTCTTGGTCTTCCATGTCTAAAGATTGCTCTAAGACATATTCAGTGTAGTCTTCTTCCATTTCATCGTCTGGAAGCTGTGAAGCTTCTACAGCTGCTTTTTCGTCTTCTGGGATGTTGTCGTATGTATCTACTGGCATCTCGTCTTCTAAGCCCATTTCAGGGGCTACAAGCATAGAGCCTTCGTTGTACTGTAACATACCACCAGACATTTTTCCTTTGCGCACTTCTGTGCTAAATTCTTTTCCTTCAAACGTAAAAGTTTCTTTTCCTTCGTTATGCGCTTTACTAAAAGCTTTATCAAAAGAAGATTTTTCTTTAGCCGTTAATTTATTATACGCCCAGTCCCCACCGCCTATAACAAGGGCAGCCTTGCCAGCACCTTTAATTTGTTCTGTTGTTTTAAAAGCTTGTGTTCGGTCTTTTCCTACAACAACTCCACGATCTTCTGCTGTCCTTCCGGGAGATTTTTCATCTACACCTGAAAGCTTGTCTAATTTTTTATTAGCCGCGCTTTTAGTTTTATTAGCTGCATTAATTGTAGCTTTAACAATAGACCCTAGTCTAAACTCTTCACGTTCTGGAGAGCTTAGCATAGAGCCGCCTTTAGAAAGACCATATCTTTCGGCAGCCTTTTTCATTTTACGATCCATTTCTTGTTCAGCTTGTTGTTCTTTTAGTTTTTTTTCTAATTCAAGAGAAATGTCGCCAGACTCCATTGCATTATTATAATCAGCAGCGCGTTTTGCGGTTTCAGCTTCTAGTTTTGAAATGCGTTTTTTTTCTTCTATCTGCATTCTATATCGTTTGTCGTCTATGTTTTCTGACATTTTAATCCCCAGTTCTTTGTTTAGCTTCTCGTATTTGATCTTTTAGTTGTAGTAAGTTACCCAGAGAACTCACTTTCCCCTGCTTGCGGAACATTTCCAGTTCCGATGTTGCCACCGCCAGTGCCTGTAGCTCCAAGGTCTTGAGGTTGCTCAGATGCTCCTTGAACGCCTCCCATAGCTCCGGGTTGGTCACTAGGGGGGACAGCCTCGCTGCCATTTCCTTGTCCAGCATTTTGCGCTCCTATAATTTGTGCCATGATTGCGGCTTCTTCAGGGTCATTAAGAATCTCATCAGGGTCAAGATCAAGGCTATAAGCCAACTCACTAACAATTTTAGAGATTTTAACAAACGGTGCAATCGCAGGGTTTTGTGCAGTTTGAAGAAACATAGTTAGTCGTTGACTTCGAACTTCTTTTTGCATTAGGCTGTTTGTGCCCATAGCTTGAACTTCTAAATCGCCCTCGATGTCTAACTCACCTTCAAAGAACTGCATGTTCCATTGATAATAAGACTTACCAAGCGGCTTCAGTAAAAAATCGTCTATGTTTTTAACAACTGTTTTAATGTTTAAAGACGCAGCACCCAACAACATAGACATTCCTGATGCAGTGCGTGTCATGCTCTGTACGCCTGTTTGTCCGTGTGAATAACTTGGAATACCTGTCTGCTCATCGGCAAGCTGACGAAACTTGTCAAACATCATCATGTTTTCTTGTGATGTGTTAGGAAACTTTAAGCCATGAATAGCTTGACCTTGCATTCCTGCTTGCCTTCTAAATACCTTGCCGGGGTATATTTCCATTGACTGTCCACCAACTAAAGCAGACTCGTCTACGTCAAACACTAATGAGCCTGACAACGCTAGGTTATCAATTGCCATACGTGCATGCCCATTCATTATTTGTTGCGAGTCGTCCATATTCTCAGCAACGCCAATACCGAAGAAAGAATAAGGATTACGCTCGTAAGGAAAGGCATTGTAGGGGAGTCGGTACGGAGTAAATGGATTAACAACCCCACGTAACAACTTACCATTACTAATCCAAGCATTAACTTGTACTTCATCTAAATCGTCTACCTCATTTGGAAGATCCATTCCAGCTTCTTTAGCATATTGTGCATCCATAACACCCCAGTATTCTAAAACTTCAAATAAGCCGTCTCCATACTCTTCGGTAGTTTGATCGTCTTTTAATTCAGTTTCGTAATCTTTTTCAATATAATTTGAACCCATCTGCAAACATTCACGGATTTGATCCTTATTAAAATGAGGAAGTTTTGCTAATCCTCTAAGCTGAGAACGGTTCATTTTGTGACGGTGAAATGTGTATTCGCAGTCTTCCATTGTAGTTGCATTAGGGTCTGGGAAAAAATCCCAAATGCTTACAAACTCAATACGCGGAACACGAACAAACAAAGGGTTGTAACTTCTTTCGCCTGTGGCTTCGTCTTTTTCCCAACGACTAAGAGTTTTATTGTAGTTGAATGGGCCTTTAACGACTCCAGTTCCAAACAGCGCAGACTCGAACAAAGCATTACGAAGCTCTGAAGAACCATTAGACTCTTCTATCTGATCGTGTATTAGTTTTTCCATTAGCCGTGCTGCACTTTTTGCAGGTGCAATTTCTAACGTTTGTGGGTTAGGACTAGGGCCGTCAACAAAAGATAAGTCTGCTTCTTCTATTGCATTTTCAAAAGCTGATTCGCCAGATGAAAAAGTTGCGCCGGGTTTTAATACTTTTCCATCGCCTTCGTAACCGACATCAAAAGGATTACTTTCTTCTTCGGTGGTTTCTACAGGTGCAGAAGTTTCAATTCCCGGAGCAGTGTCTAAATGCTTATAGCTTGAAACACCTTCAGGAATTTTAGTTTCTTTAACACCGATTGGAAACTGGCCAGTGCCAAATATAACATCGACCAACTGACCAAATGCTGCAATAACTTTTGTTTTAGTTACTTTAATAAATACTTTAGATTTTTCTGATTCTCTAAACTTAACGTGTTTTGGATATAGACCACGGAAGTTGTGGTATGCTTGTAGCCAACGAGCTTCATCATGCTCTCTAGCTCTTTCAGCTTGCTCAAAACGATCTTCAACTAAACCAACAAAACGAAGACGAACATCTTCTTCTAGCGTTAAATCGAGACCGCTCTCCCCTTCAACAGGAGTGAAGTAAAGCTCGTTTGCGTTTCCAAATAAACCGTTTTCTTCGTTCATATATCTTAATATCCAAAAGTGGAATCAACAGGAGTAAATGTGCTTTCCCGATGAAACTGTCTCATCTGACTCAGCGTATCGTTTATACGAGGTCTAGACATAATCAGATAACGTAGTGCATCGTATGCATGATCGGGTGCATGTGTGTCTACGTCTTCTGGGTTCTTTTTATCCAGAGGAATACTTTGAAGTTCGCGTATCAGGTTCGGGCATGTATTAAATATCTGTATTCGTGGCCTACCGCTTTGCATTACTTTTAAGTATTCATGGATTTGTATTTTGCCCTGTATTCGGTTCTTATCAGCTCTTCTTAGCTTATGACCAGCTCTTATGAGGGTCTCTCCGATTGTTGGGCCTGTAGTTCCGGTGCGACTCCAGCAAGCTGTATCAAGCACTCCGGGAACTGAAAAGGGGTCTGCTAGTTCCATGTTTGTAATTAAATCTGCTAGGTCAGTACCCAATAAACCTTTTTTATACAGCTCACGATATATAATCAGTGTGCCGTCACTCGGATCTACTGCACCCCAAATACAAGCAGACTCAGACGCATACCCGTAGTCAATCCCTTTTATACGTTCCCAGTGTACCGGAATCTCAAAAGGTGTAATTACATGTAGCTGCGGAACAAACTCAGTAAAGGCTGCGCCCTCTGAAACATCCCAATTGCCGTCTAATAGCTGTTGTCGCTGTGTAGGCGGCAAAGCCTTTAGCATCTGTTCGTAACGTCCGTCTGTGGCTAGGAAGGGGTTGTCTTGCAACCTAGCAGGTATAAACTTTCGTGTTAGTCCATCTGCACCTATAAAAGATTCGTAGGACGGTGCGGGGTCTATGTATCGTTTTTTTACCCATGTTGCTCCAGCACCACCGGGGTTAGCTGTACAACGCATATAGACTTGTATCTCTGGGTCTGTAGTACGCAGTCTTGAAGCCAAGTAGTTCCAAGCAAACTCTGTCGGAAGGTGAGTAATCTCATCAAACCCTATCCAGCTATATGCTTGGCCCTGATAGCGATAAACATCTGCATCTCGTTCCAAGAATCCAAACTCAATCTTTGCTCCGCTTGGAAAGTTCCAAAGTTTTTCTACTTCTTTGTACTTACAGCCCGGAAAGGCTTTTGGGTACAGCTCACGACTCTTATCAATCAGTTCGCGCAGTTCAGGCATAGAGCGCCTAATAATCAAACCTCTATGTGCAGCTCTGTGTGCAAAACGCAATGGGTCTACAAGCATAGCGTAGGACTTACCACCCCCTGCTGCTCCGCCATACAGGACATCTGTTTCTCCTGCGGCAAGAAAGTCTTCCTGTGGGCCTTCGTTGGCCTTGAAGATAACGTCCTCTTGAGCTTCAGTTGCTAAAGGCTTTGGAAGATCTTGTAAGTCTTCTTCGCTTATAATTTTACTTGCTTTATCGTTAGCAAGCTGTATTAAAGTCTTTTTAGTTTTACTTATTGACTTCTTATAGTTATCGACTTTAGCTTGGGCTGCCTTTAATTTCTTTTGTTTTTCTTTGACTGCTTTCTTTGCAGCCATCTTTGCCTTAGTCTCAGAATGGTAATTATAACCACGGCTTTTAGATCCTTTAGCTCTGCCTGACTTCTTACGCGGTGTCCCGTCAACTTTGAGTATAAACTCTCCGTTGTCGTCTTTTGCGTAGTTATCGGGATTTAGTTCCCAATCATTCATGTGCGCTTATCTACTATTTTCTTTAGACCCATGTGCGAAAGCTTGCGTCCTGTTTCAAACTCTAACCACAAGCTGCCTTCTCGTAAACTTAATGTTTTATCTTTGATCATGGGTATGACCTTATCTAAAGCTTTTAGTTCATCGTCTATAGGCGTAAGAAGCTCTGTGTTCTTCTCGTCTAATGCATAGCCAAACGGTATAGTGCTACTAGACCTCCGTATAGTCTGCATCTATAACTACCTCTTTTTTCGCCGGTATGACGAATAAACCACCACTTGTGTTTACTGTCACATCTAGCCTATCAGTCTTACCTAAGCCTACACGGTCTAGAATGGTCTGTGCGGCCTGTATACGCATGTTAGCTTGTGGGATAGGAACTTCACTGTCCATGATGTGTACGAGCTTTAGAGCAGCTTTAGGGGCGCTTTGAGCTAGTATATTTGTAGCAAGATCAAGTATCTCTGTTTTTAAGCTCTTAACAACACTATTAATGCTTGTAGGCGCATAGCCTGCCATTTCTCCTGCTAGTCTTGTGTCGCCATTACAGGCTACAAGGCTATCAAGAAATGATTGTTGCTTAGTTGTGAGTTCTTTATTGTTTGACATGTATTACATTATACAGGTAAAATGGGGTTTTGTCAAGTGTTTTATAACTTATTTGCATAAGAATCTCATTTATGATGCATATATACGCATAAAGGGGGTGCATATATCACTTATGGTATATTAATACAGGTGCACATAACTAAAAAGTATATGAAAGTACTTGACAAAATTGAATTTCAGGTGTATAATGGATATTAAGCCCTCCGGGGTTATATAGACATATTAGCCATACATTCCTTATCCATCTCCCCCCGCCTTTTAGGTTTAGATTTGTGTGTATATGCGCACTCTAACACCGCACATATGCATAAATATAAACCGATGTATACATTTATATGTACATATTTCTGTACTTTGTGTACATTTATATGCACATACCTCCCACCTTTAAAGTCTTTAAAGCTGCCGCCCTAACTGGTTGACACTCCAAAGTCTTCCAAAATGTATAAGATTGTGTATATATAGGGGGAGGGGGGGTATGGTCACCTGCCCGCCCTTCAAAGACTCCAGAGTCTCCAAGCCATACACTAAAAAGACTTCAAAGTCTACAAAATTTTTAAAAATAAAAAAAATAAAAAGCTTGCACTCTGGTTTACTATACTGTAAGGCCTTTGGAGTCTTTAAAGACTAATAGATTTTAACTATAAAGACTCAATAGAATCAACCATTTAGCTATAACTCTACAGCCTATATTTAGACTATCCCTAGATAGCCATATAATCCATTTTAAGGCCCGCAAAATTCTACCCTATCCCTACTATCTAAAAAGCTTTAAAACCCCTTAGACCTCAATTGAACAATCCGGTCACAACTATTTTTCTATATTCTATTGACATGGATATTTTATTCGTGTTACTCGCACACGCGTTCCTTTTATACAGGTAAAAATTTTATAGCGTGACCGAAATTCAATATCCGGTCATTCTTAGCCGGGTTTATTTTTAAATAATAATAGACTTATGCAAATTGACCTCTTAAGATGGGTACCAGTAACAAACAACAACCAAATTATTTATAACTGATTATAAGGAACACAAAAAAATGACTACTTTATTATTGAATGAAAAAACTATTCCTACATTGGCCCGCGGATTTGTGCAAGGCGTGAACAACAAAATAAAAATGCAAGATGCAATCACCGAGTCGATGCAAGCGTGGATAGTTAACAAAGATATAAAGGCCCGCGATGCGCTGCAAGATCTATGGGCCGCGCTGGAACATAATAAAAAGGCGCTCGCGGTTTTAAGATCGCAATACAATACAATTTCAAAGCGCGTCAAAAAAGCGAGCGGTGAGGAAAATCCAATAGCGCTTACAGTAACCGATGGCGTTTTAACTGAAGTAGTGCCGCGCAATAAAGCTGGCGGTGGTTCCGGTGAATCTGACAGTGCGATGACTAGCACTGCCGCGCCTTCAAAATCCGAAATAGAGCTGGCCGCGCATTTGGATATATTGCGCGAAATGCTTAAAAATTCAAAGGATGCAGCAGCAATTAGCGCCCTAAAATTCGCAATAGCTAAGTTGGCCGCGAGTGTATAGAGGAATATCTGCAAGCCCATGCATCTATTGGTGGGCTTTATTGATACGCTTTTATAACTAACTATAAGGAATCAGAACCATGAAAAAACGAGAATCATTTTATGCGCGTAGAAAAAAGCGCGAGCGTATGCGCGATATTACAAGTGCGATTGTTATTATACTGGCCGCCATTCCATTGGTTGCGGTGGCGTATATTGTGGGCGCGGTGGTGATCGCTGGCCCGTTATAATTAATTATAAGGAATCCAAAACGCTTATAATTAATTATAAGCCTAACCAAAAAAGAGAGTGTTTATCATGAAATTATTATCAACTAGTGCAAGTAATACAAAAATTGCTAAGACCCAGAAAAAAGAGAAAGTGCAAACGCGGGTCGCGTCCCTATCATTATATCCAAACCACACTATATGTGCGGGCAGTAAGGCAGCAGGCTGCATGGAAGGCTGCTTAAAATCAGCAGGCATGGGCGTGTTTAGCAATGTTGAAGCAGGGCGAAAAGCCAAAACAGATTTTTATCTAAACGATCAGGAAGGATTTCTGGCCCAGCTGCGGGTAGAGCTGGCTAACTTTTCCAAGCTTTGCAAGCGTACAGGGTCTGTAGGCGTAGTCAGGCTGAATACAATCAGCGACATCCCATGGGAAAAGCACCAGATACCGCAGGAGTTTCCAGAGCTGAGCTTTTATGACTATACGAAGCTAGTTAAAAGACTAGGCAGAACGCCAACTAACTACAAGTTGATGTTCAGCTATAGCGGCAAGCGCTCCTATCGTAAGCAGGTGGAGCAAATGCCGGACGGTTACCCGATGGCGGTGGTGTTCCACAAAAGATTACCGGCTCGGTTTATGGGTCGTCCGGTTATTGACGGGGACAATAGTGATCTGGACAATCTCAGATCGGGCCATGTGGTGGTGGGCCTGCTGGCAAAAGGTAAGGCCAAAAAAGATACAAGCGGGTTTGTGGTAGACCCTGACATGATCGCGGTGGGCGGCTAATTATAACTGGAGAATAGATATGATCGCGGATGATTTTTTTGACTGGCTCTATGTGGCTGAGTGTGATGGTCGAGCTGATGGTGAGACTGTAGTGCAGGAGTTTGGTGCTGAGTATAAAGTTGTCAACAGCCCAGACGATTACTACGCGACTGTTGTTGTGGAGTTTCAAGATGGGTCGCGTGTGGAAACTAATTACAAGGGTGAGTTTGATCGGGCCTGAGTTCTTATAATTAATTATAACGGAGAATGAGAATGTTTATATCAAAACAAGGTTGGACATTGTTCAACAAAGCAAACGAGAAAGTAGTAGTGGATGAGCTGATCAGGGATCGCGATGGCGAAGCATGGGTAATCTCTGGAGGCGCAATACCCCTACATGGTGCAAGTACTGGTCGAGTGTGGGTACGTTCGATGGATGAGGACAAAATGGATCGAGAGTTCTTTCCCTCAGTGTTTAACTTGCAATGGAGAAAGGATAGATGAGACTGACAAAGTTTGAATTGAAGCGGCTGCAATCTGAGAAGATTCGAACATCGGGAGGGTATAAGTTCCCTGAAGATGACCGCACTAAATACTGCACACACCCTGAGCAGACTGACTGGACACAGCCCTGTCCTATATGTAAACGGAGAATAAGAGTATGAAGTTATCAGAAGTGACAGTGAGAGACATAAAGCAGTTCAGTGATTTGTTTGAATGGGTTTGCTCTATGCCAATAGACGGTAAGGATCGCAGGATTCTAATGGACTTGATAGATGTGAGCTGTGAGCTAAACACTAAGCTACTGCGAGAGAAAGGATTAATGAAGTGACTAAATGCAGCTGCGGTGCAAGAGCAGATGTAAATGAGGGGGGCGTATATGTTTGTGCGCCCTGTTGGATAAGAATATATAGTACTAACTTTAAATTTATTTGGAGAATAACATGATTGTATTTAACTACCCTAGCAAGAAAGAATTAAAAGCTAATATCGGCAAGCCGCTCAAGTACATAGAGACTAGCTTGTTTGGCGCTGAGTATGTAAGCAGTGGCTATATGGTTGGAGCTAATCGGCCACACATTACAGGGCAAGGGCGCGAGTTCTTTGCTGAAGTAACTATGAAAGATAATCTAATTGTAGGAGTTAAGTAATATGAAAACTTTAATTGAAGCAGTAGAAGCGTGGATTGATGGTCGCATTAAAGCTAAAGTAAATGAGCTTGAAGGCTTACAGATACGAGATGCCAATAGAGTTGCTGAACTAGAACGGAAAATAATGGCTCTAGAAAATGCTACAGGTGTTGAAGATATGATAACCCTGACTGAGCGTCTAGATATTATTGAGTCTACAGCTGAAGATGCGCTGGCTAATGCTGAAGAAGCTCATAGCATAGCTGAGAATCTAGATTGTCGGGTTGATGATCACGAGTCTCGTATTGATCAGATAGAAGCAGAGGATTCAGATGATGTGGATACTGATGCGATTGAGCGATCAGTGCGTGACAGTGTAGAAGATTTTATTGTTGATGCAGTCCGAACTGAGATAGATGCGATAGACTTTAGAGTAATTGTGGAGAGATAACATGGTGGAACTATTCGGAGCAGCGCTAATTGTTGTATCGTTTTTAGTAGCTTGGGAATCAGAGAAAATGGTTCAAGAAAAAAGGAGCGTAAATAATGTGGGCAATTGATTGGGATGAGATGGGTTGTACGCAGTACGCTGCAACCCTTGAAGATGCACATAAAATTGGTCAGCGTGGTGGGCCTTTCTATATTATAACGTACTTGGGAGAAAGCAAATGAAAATTAGTGAACACGCTGTGCTGTTAGAGCTGGTCGAAATGGCACTAGAGGAAACACTTGAGGACTTGAACGGTGCAGAGGTGAGCGAAACAGGGGCGAGGCTGTTGAACAAACACTATCGCGAACTAACACTTGCACACTCAGCTCTGGTAGAGAAAAATGCGGAATAGAATAAAACTAAAAGGCGGTGATGAGCAGGATGTTCTGACCCGCTGGAGAAAATTCATAAGTCTTAAAAGCCAAGAAGCTAAAAAGATTAAGCGCGGCTACAACAAACGCTTCCGAAAGGAAGGAAACCAACATCTCAAATCAGAGGTTCAAGAAGATGATAGATAAGTTAGTAATGCAGATGGACGTTGAGAAACCTATAAAGGTTTACAAAGTTATGATGTCAAAAGTGAATGGTTACTTCATAGATGTGGCGGCTGGTTCACCCGAAGAAGCCCTACAATATGCAGAGATCAACAAAAACTCTGGCGTTTATAAGCCATATGGCGATCAGGTGGTGGATATTTCACCAGTTGAGGTCGTTGAAGAGGATAACAATAAGGATTTGTTATAATTAATTATAAGGAATACACACTATATAGTCTTGATAGAGTGCATAAGTTCTTTTGTATCTTATAAGTTATACTATAAATAAAATAATAGTTGACTTGTAAACCTTAAAAGTATTATAATCTCTTTTCAAATGATGTCAACCGAAGACTAAAACTTTTTTTTGGAGAATGAAATGAACAACATTACACCTATGTTTGCAAACAACACAGCGTTAACTACAATCCGCAATGGGGGTTATGGCTCAGCAGATTTTGATATAGCTACAGCACCTTTAATTTATTTAGATGCTTATGAAAGCTCCAAGTCTATTATCTATCGTACAGATACAGCTCAAGAGCTGGGAGTACACGGACATGGTTACAAACCTGTTGCACCTAAGCACATGATAGATGTTACTCGTAATATTATTGAGCGTTCTGATCTGTCAATTAACGGGATACAAGAAACTATCCGTACATCTCATGATGGTTCAAGAACTTTTGTGCAGTACAAACTTCCTGAGCATACGTATAGGACTGCTGATGGAGATACAGCTGCTCTGAGTCTGTTGTCCATATCATCCTTCGATGGTACTTGGCCGTTCATGATCAGTGCAGCAGCTATTCAGCAGGCGTGTACAAATCTACAAGTCTTTGTTAGCGGTGAGGTCGCTGTGTTTAAAGCTAAGCACACAAGGTCTTTGGACATTGAGCAGGGTGGTCGAGTCATCACTAAGTCTTTACAGCTTTTCCACAAAGAGCGTGACCTGTGGCAGCAGTGGCAGCAGACAAGGACTGATGATGAGAGCGCCTTTATATTCTTTTGTAAGTCTCTCAAATGCACATCAGCTGAGAAGCTCATAGGGTTAGGGTACGTTGATCCTCAAGTTATCCTTGGAGATCTTCCCAGACGCAACGCCAGTCTTGAATATGTTTGGAACAAATATAAAACAGTTTATTCTCAGCGACTAGGTAATAATTACTGGGCTGTGTATAATGCTTTGACTGACTGGTCAACTCATGCGACAGCCTCCCGACTTAGTAATGAGGTGAACATTGCAGCAGTTCAGAATCAACGACAGCAGATAGTTCGTGAGGCTGTTAAATCTAACCAATTCATGAGGGCAGCATAGGATGACAATCAATTTTGGAAAGTATAACTTCAGTGTAAATGTACGAAACGGTGTGGGTTTAGACTTAGAGTTTACTGATACTCGTGCAGTGTGGGTGTGTGGCGATGACATAGATGGTTTTGAAGCCGCACAGTTTGAAGGCATAGTATTGTGTGTGCCTTTCTTTGTTCTTACATTCGGACAAGTATATATGGAGGGATGACATGGGCGAACAAACTCATGGCGGTAAAGGTGATCGAGCTAGAAGAGTAGATCACAATAAGTTCAGTAAAAATTTTGATGAAATATTTAAACAAACATTTAAAGAGGAGATGAAAAATGTTAAGCAATCTACTGAAGTCAAGGAGAGTAAAAAGACTACTTGATTTTTCAAGGATACCTAGCAGGTTTATAAAGTGGAGTAATGTTGCGGTGATATTCGCAGTGCTATTCACATTGTTGTTTATGTTTTTGGAGTTAGCATAATGTTTGAACAAACAATATCTGGCAGCCCTAGTCTTGAAGCCATGGCTACAGCTAAAGCAGCTTTGGATGTGGTGGACGGGAAGGTTCCTTTAAGTACAGCCTGCTCTATGTACAATGTCAGAGAGCAAACTGTAATACAATACATCATTGACAAGACTGAATATGAGGCTATGATGGAGTTAATGGCTGTTAAATCAGACACCGTTAAAACAAAAGTTAAAGGAGGAGAGATATGGAGCAAGAAATAAATGAAGAAAACCGTGGCATAGAGATTTCAATACAGCGGATAATCTCTTGGCACTTAGCTCGTAACCTTATACATGGGTCGGATGATAAACAACAAGTGTTAAAACTTATGCAGGAAGTTGGGGAGTTATCAGACAGCATCTGCAAAAATACGACACCTGTTGATGACATCGGAGACATCATAGTTATATTAATTAACATAGCTGTACGAAACAACCTGCCTTTGAAGCACTGTATTGATCATGCTTATGAAGATATTAAAGATCGTACAGGAATAATGAAGGACGGAATCTTTATCAAGGCTTCAGATATTGACGGCAACAAATAAACGTGGTATATTCCACAAACATTTTACAACCACAAAGAGGAAAGCAACATGGCAATACTACAAGGCGCAGCATATTGGGCTTCAGTCACTACACCTAACACAACTTATGAGCCAGTGTATTCGGTTAATCTAGTTGTAGATGAGGCGACTGCTGAAGATTTTCAATCACGAGGCTTCACTATTAAACAGATGGATGAAGGCCCAGCAGTTGTAATCAAGCGTAAAGTTAACGGCCCGAACGGCATGGTACGTCCAGCACCCCGCTTGGTAGATGCGTACAAGAACCCGCTAGATGCTCGTGTAGGTAACGGCTCAAGCGTTAAGGTTCAGTACAAGGAGTGGGAATCAGAATGGAAAGGCAAGATATTTAAGGGCTTAGACTTCCAAGCTATGCAGGTTATTGACTTAGTAGAAGTTGGTTCACCTGATGGTTCAGAGTTTGATTCACTAGATGGCGGAATGGAGGATGAACTGTAATGGCACTAGTAACAATCGACAACGTAAACTATGAATCAGACCTACTCTCAGATGAGGGTAGGGTAATTCTTACACACTTGGTAGAAGCAAACGCCAAGTTGCAAGAAGCTTCAATGACCGCAGGCTTAATGCAAGCAGCCACTGTAGCACTAATTAATGATCTTAAAGAAAACCACCTTACGGAAGAGGCTATCGCAACAGAGGAAGTTGCACAAACTGAGGAGTAAGGCAAATGCCTTTCGTTAAAATGCACCAGCCGTGCTTTGAGTGCGGCTCTAGCGATGCAGCAGGTATCAATGATGATGGGTCTGCATTCTGCTTTAGTTGTAATAAGTATTTTAAAAACTACAGTACATCGGAAGTACACCAACCGGACATTGAACCGGACACGATAACGGACTTTGAAGTTTATCAAAGGAACAGTAAGATGGAACAGAGTTCACACCAGCAGCGGACATCTGATGCTAGATTTGTAGAGCTGGCTGATCGCAAGATTAGTTTAGCTACAGCAAAAAAGTATGGGGTGAGAGCTACAGTTACTAATTCAGGCCAGATTGATAAGCATGTTTACCCTTATTATAATGGACACGAACTAGCAGCTTCAAAGATTCGCAAGCCAGATAAGTCTTTTGCTTGGGAAGGAAGCTCTAAAGAAGTTGGATTGTTTGGTGAGAACCTGTTTAAAGCAGGCGGTAAGTTTATAACATTAGTGGAAGGCGAGTGCGATGCTATGGCTGCTTACGAACTTATGGGTTCTAAGTGGCCAGCAGTATCAATAAAGTCAGGGGCACAGGGAGGTGTCCGTGATGTTAAAGCTAGTCTTGAATATCTTGAGTCGTTCGACTCTGTTGTCATTAACTTCGACAACGATAAGCCCGGCAAGGAAGCGGCTAAACAAATTGCAAAACTATTAACTCCCGGCAAAGCTAAGATCATGACACTGCCTGTGGACTACAAGGATGCAAACGATATGTTGCGTCAGGGTAGACATTCTGCATATGTTAGTGCTTTCTGGGAAGCAAAACTCTACACACCTTCTGGTGTTTTAAATCTATCTGATCAGCTGGGAGCTTATCAAAAGCTACGCACTGAAAAGAAAACAGCTATTCCCTATCCTTGGTCTGGTCTCAACGGCAAGTTAGAAGGCATGAGAGCAGGTGAGCTAGTCACTCTCACTGGCGGCACAGGGCTGGGTAAGTCATCTGTTACTCGTGAGATAGAACACTGGCTGATCGATAACACAGAAGATAATGTAGGTGTTGTAGCCCTTGAAGAGAACTGGTCTCGTACTGCTGAGGGCATCATGGCCGTTGAAGCTAACGCCAAGCTACACCTTGACAGTGTTAAGGCTCAGTTCACAGACGATCAGTTAGACGAATGCTTCAAGAAAGTATTCATGGGTGATAATGAGGGTCGTGTTTGGATTCATGCTCACCACGGTGTCAATAATCTTGATGACATCTTCAGCAAGCTACGCTACATGATCATTGGTCTAGACTGTAAATGGATTGTTGTTGATCACTTACACATGTTGGTTCTCTCTACACTGGAGAATGATGAGCGGAAAGCTATTGATAGTATCATGCATAAGCTCAGAACCATGGTAGAAGAAACAGGCTGCGGCATGATCCTAGTGTCACACTTGCGTAGAGTTGAAGGGAACCGTGGACATGAGAACGGTATCGAGACAGGCCTATCACACCTCAGAGGCTCACAGTCTATTGCTCAGTTATCTGACTGCGTGATTGCACTTGAGCGTAACCAACAATCAGAAGATGAAATAGAGGCATCAACCACCAAGGTGCGAGTGCTTAAATCTAGATACACCGGAGATGTCGGAGTGGCATGCAACTTACTGTATGATGGCAAGACAGGAAGGCTTAGAGAGTTAGATGATTACGATGCGTCTCAGTTTGATGGAGATATAATATGAGTAAGACACCTTACGGAACTTACGCCTTACAGAAGGCGCTGCAACATCTTAGAAAGACAGCCCCTGAATTAGTTTATGAAGTAAGCTACACTAGACAGGGTACAATCTTTAACGGATTCTTAATAGCTAAAAACAAAACAAGGTTTAGGCCTGTTGGGATTCTTGATTGGGCACACTTCACTGGAGCGGGGCTGCGCGTTGCAATAGAGTTTGATGTGCTTCAAGAGTATTACGAAGAGATGCTCAAAGATCACCGCAGTCCTAATAATGTTTGGAAGAATAAAGATAAAGAGCATATCCTAAAGGAGCAGTATGCGAATGAGTAACTTAGTATTTGATATAGAAGCAGACGGCTTAGACCCCACGAAGATTCATTGTATCGTGGCTCAAGACGTAGATACTATGGATGTGTTTACGTTTGACAACACTCAGCTGCAAGAGGGCTATGAACTTCTATCCTCTGCAACTAAACTGATAGGTCATAACTTAATTGGCTATGACATTCCTGCAATTAAAAAGATTTCTGGTGTTGACCTGTTCGACAAGAAGATTGTAGATACTCTGGTGCTGTCGCGTTTGTTTAACCCAACACGCGAAGGCAATCACGGTCTTGAGGGCTGGGGCTACAGGCTGGGGTTCAAGAAAGGCGACTTCGGACAGCAAGAAGACGCATGGGAACAGTACACTCCAGAGATGCTAGAGTATTGTAAGAACGATGTGCTGCTTAATACTAAAGTATATGAAGCACTCAAGGTTGAGAGCCGTGGATTCACACCACAATCAGTTCAGATAGAGCATGCTGTAGCTAAGATTATTGATGAGCAGCGGAGCAATGGTTTCGTATTAGATGTTGAGAAGGTGATGGGGCTGATGGCAATGTTTGAAACTAAACTACATGACTTGGAGCAAGAGGTACAGGAGGAGTTTAAACCTGTAGTTGTTACACAGATCCTTACTCCTAAGTTTACTGCCACAGGCGCAGTAGCTAAGACAGCTACAGACCAACACGGAAAGGGCACAAGGCTGACAGACCTAGAATACGAGAAGCTAACGCTTGATGTAAACTGTAAGCCCATTGCACGTAAAACTGAAATACCTTTTAACTTAGGTTCAAGGAAACAGATCGGTGAATATCTTATTCGCTTTGGCTGGAATCCTAATAAGCATACACCTACAGGACAGCCCATTGTAGATGAAGCAACACTCAATAGGGTTAAGAATATCCCGCAAGCTGCAATGATTGCTAAGTACTTGATGCTACAGAAACGCTTAGCACAAACTAAAAGCTGGATTAAAGAACTTAATGAAGAGACAGGACGGGTTCACGGATATGTCAATCCCAACGGTGCGGTGACATCTCGTATGACTCACTCACATCCTAACATGGCACAGATACCCAGCAGTAACTCGCCCTACGGTGAAGACTGTCGTGCTTGTTGGACAGTACCGAAAGGCTATAAACTTGTGGGCATAGATGCTTCTGGCTTAGAACTTAGAATGTTGGCACACTATTTAGACGATGAGGGCTATACAAATGAAATCCTTAACGGAGACATACACACCGCTAATCAAAAACTTGCAGGACTTGAATCAAGAAATCAGGCGAAGACTTTCATCTATGCCCTCCTCTACGGAGCAGGAGATGCGAAGCTTGGGTCAGTGGCTGGACGAGGTAGAGCAGCAGGTAAGCAGCTTAGACAACGCTTCTTTGATGGTCTCCCATCATTTAAGAAGCTTACGGACAGAGTTCAGCGAGAAGCTAAAAGCGGATTCGTTAAAGCGTTAGACGGCAGGCGCTTGACTGTTCGTTCTGAACACGCTGCACTTAATACTTTATTGCAGGGCGCAGGAGCTATTGTAATGAAGAAGGCTTTAATAATATTAGATTCTAAACTGACTTACTTAGATGCTAAGTTTGTAGCTAACGTACACGATGAGTGGCAGATAGAGTGCCATGAAACTGTCGCAGATGCTGTAGGAAAGCTTGGAGTAGAGTCTATTATAGAAGCGGGCAAGAGGTTAAACTTAAACTGCCCCTTAGATGGAGATTATAATGTCGGAAACAACTGGTCAGAAACCCACTAATAATTCAGAGGTAGACACGATGAATACAAGTACTATACCCAATGTTAAAAATTCAATTTTTGAAAGCGGCAAGTGGTGGTATGTTGGAGCAAGTGATGGAGCTAGGCGAAGCATCGAAGCGCACAGACGTAAAAACTCTAATCGTATGTTTGTTGGCGGTAAGTATGTCCCTGCCTCACATCCACTACACACCCCCGGAAGATTTAAAACTTTTGAAAGCGTAGCATTCGCATCGCTAGATAAGTATTCTACTGTGGAATACGGCTATGTTTATATAATCTCTAATCCTGCTTGGGATGGGTGGTTCAAGGTAGGACGAGCTATTGATGCATATGACAGATGCTCTGGGTATCAAACATCTTCACCTCTAAGAGATTATGCGGTAGAATACTGTAAGTACTTTGATAACAGAAAGAACGCAGAAGAAAAAGTACACGAGCAACTAGCAAACAACAAGATAGAAAAACGTGGCGAGTGGTTCAAGGCTTCGCTTAAAGATATAAAATCTATTGTTCAGAACACTGAGCTTTAAACAAAGGAAATTATGATGGGCTTACATGAATTAGTACCTGAAATTTACAACGAGCTTGAGAGGTTATCAGACGATGGCAAACCTTTGCCTCTCACCGAAGAGAACATTGACCGAACTATATCAGGAATGAAAGAAGCCTTGATGTCTTGGGCAACACCACGGGAACGAGACTCCGATTTCACTGTTCGGATGTCTAATGTAGGTAAACCTCCTCGCCAGTTGTGGTATGAGAAGCGTGATCCTAAAGGACGCGGTGGTGTGGATGGCCCGACACAGATTAAGTTCTTGTACGGCCACTTGCTTGAAGAGATTGTGTTGATGTTAGTACGCATGGTGGACTACGAAGTAACAGATGAGCAAAAAGAAGTTGTAGTTGACGGCATCGTAGGTCATATGGACTGCAAGATAAACGGTGAGGTGGTTGATGTTAAGACCGCATCTCGTTTTGCATTCAACAAGTTCAAGGAAGGGCGCTTAGCACAAGACGATCCCTTCGGTTATCTTGGGCAGCTTGCCGGTTATGAGGAAGCAGAGGGTACAGAGAATGGAGGCTTCTTGGTTTTGAACAAAGAGAGCGGAGAGCTGTGCATGTATGTGCCCGATGATCTTGATAAGCCTAATATTAAATCTAAAATAAACAAACTTATTCCTTCTTTGGAGCTTGACACACCACCAGAACTTTGTTACGCTCCAATACCGGATGGAAAGAAAGGAAATATAAAGCTTGCTAAGGGCTGTAGCTGGTGTAAATACAAGTACAACTGCTTTGCAGATTCCAATGATGGTCAAGGTTTAAGAACATTTAAATACTCAAACGGCCTAACTTACTTAACCAAAGTAGTAGTCGAACCGAAAGTAGATGAATTATTATGAATAGAAAAAAAAGCAAACGCATTACTCGACACTCAATTACATTGCTAGTTTCTTGGATGAAACAATTATTGCCCGAAGAAGAAGCTGAGAAGGTCACCGTAGATACTTACAAGACTATGATGCCTGAGCAAACTCACTTCATGGCAAACAGGACAATGTATTTGAATGCCTATCATCCCAAATGGATAACAAAGAAAATAAAACAATTAATTAAAATCTTCCCCGATATTGAAATCGAAGATGTTGACTTGGAGTTGATCACATGGAAAGTAAACCAGCGCTCAATGGTCTCTCATTAGATCAGATGATTATTGCAGTAGGTAGCTTTTTGTACAACAACGAAGACGCTACTATCTGTGATATAGATGGCCTGTTCTTAGAAGATTTAAGGCTAATCATAGAAGCAGAACTAGAAAGGCGGGAGGCTCAACTTCATTGAAAAAAGTTAAGAAAGGTTTTAGAAAAGCCAGAGTTAAAAGACCTGTTGAAAAAGACTTAGTTAAAGGTTATGATTCTAACTGGGAGTATGAGCTACACACGGGTATATTAGACGGCTGGAACTTTCACACTCAAAAGGTTCCGTACACTGTTGAACACAACTACCACCCCGACTTCCTTAAAGATATTGATGGTAAGAAGATTCTTCTTGAAGCTAAAGGAAGGTTCTGGGACTACGCTGAATTTAGTAAATATATTTGGATTAGCAAAGCGCTTCCTGAAGATACAGAGTTAGTGTTTCTGTTTGCGAATCCAAGTGCGCCTATGCCACAAGCAAAGCGTAGAAAGGACGGAACAAAAAGATCTCATGGAGAGTGGGCATCTGCAAATGGGTTCACTTGGTATAGCGAAGACAGCATCCCAGATAGCTGGATCAATACAAAAAAGAGAGAGACCTTTGACTGACTACAGCCGAAAAGATGAAAGGCGAGATAGGTTTGTACGGAAGAAAAAATTTAAAAAAATATCTACGTCTTCTAAATTAAAAGAAACTAAACGTAAACAAACCCGATATAAAAACAGTGAGATAGAGTATGAACAAACGATTGAATGATGCTACCCCTGAAGATTGGAACAGGTTAAGAACAAACCACCCTGCCCTTGAAAAACCTTCTATGTTGGATTCTTGGATGAAGGCAGCACACAATGAAAATGCAGACCTTTGGGAAGACGAGGAAGAAGAAGACACAGACCACTACGATATGACTACAGAAAAGGGTAGACAGGAAGTGTGGGAGTTGTTTTCTAAGGTAAATCAGGACGATGACGATGACGATGATTACGAAGACGAACACGATGCAGTACACAACCCAGCGCACTACAACACTGGCAGCATAGAGTGTATTGAAGCTATAGCAGAGTCTATGTCTACAGAGGCTTTCAGAGGCTATCTCAAGGGCAACTGCATGAAATACCTGTGGCGCTACGACTACAAAGGTAAGCCGGCAGAAGACTTACAGAAAGCTAGTTGGTATTTGCAGGAGCTAACAGCAAGAGTGATAGCGGAGAATAGCTAATGATTAATTATTTTAATGCCTTATCTGCTTGTTATAGAAGATGTTCTTCTCAAGGAGAATACTATATAATGTTATGTTGTGTAGGG